CACTTGTAACAGATATTAGTTTTCAAGCATATGAGGGAGACACGTATATATTTGATACAAGTCATATAAGCAATCAAAATCATGTTTTGTCGTTTTTTACAAATTCAACTATAATAGGTAACAACCAAATTACAAGCGAAGATACAGTGGTATACGACACAAATATAAACCAAGGCAACAGCGGGTCTACCGTAACATTATATGTGCCTTCTTATCAATCGTTTACTAATATTTATATATCTGACTTTCCATCTGGTGAAAATCAACAAAACAAACTAAGTGGATTGTGTCGATTAAACATATTGTCCAATCCAACAGATATAAGTTTGGGTACCTTTAATTTTACGCGATTGATAGGCGATGGAACTAGTGTCGCGTCGTTGATTCCGGCATTAGACAGCAATAACATTCCGATACAATGTATTAATACACTTGATTTTGAGTTGGATACTGCCAACACGGACTCAACCCGTGTATTGGAATTGTTTTCAGGGGAGAAAGCACCAATACCTCAAATAATTGTAAATTCGATTTATTTGTCGAAACCTACCAATGTAAAATTTACAGTGTCTAACAAAAACTTTATAACAGTTACTTGGGAATTAAATGGAGGAACAATATATCCATTTGCCAACCCCCGGGAAGGTCGGTTTACAATTGACGTGTATTACAATATATACAGAGAAGATGTGGATGCAAACAATATAGCATTAATAGGTACCAGTCTGTTAAATACATTTATAGATCGAGACACAATTAATTTTAACAATTATAATTACTACATTGAATCCGTTGCAACGTGGGAAGGATTTACGATGACATCGGAGCGAAGTGAGGAATTGTTTGTGTTTGTTTGTGAAAACAATCGTTTTCCAGATGGTCGATGGAACAATTCATTTTCCAATCCAAAACTATATAAAGAATTATCTACTTGTTCAAACAGAAACAGTATAACTACTAATTTATATCCTAATTCTTGGTCTTTAAGTAAAAAACAAATATATGCTCGTTTGTCAAATTTACCAATTAGCAAGCGATAAATAAAGTTAATAAGTTAATACAGATAACGATTCGTATAGTAAAAAAATAACTGGTATATAAAAAATCATATAATTCATATGATATGATTTTTTAATTATAATAATCAGTTTATAATTAGAATACTATTTATTCTAATATTTCAAGGTCATTGATGTTCCAATATTCACTTGCACCATTGGGCATTGGTCTGCGAATTATAAATGGTATTTTATGTTTCATCAATTCTTCGTGTGCTATAGTCAGTCCGTCTATCATATTACTATCTACTGCTATAAATGGTTCTGAACCACTATTGATTTGTTGAGCCCGAATACCAATGATTTTTGCCTTTTCATATTTTGTTAAAATAGGAATTGTTTTGTGGAAAGGGTCGATAATACTGCCATTTTTATCTTTTACAACATTAGACAATGTTTGAAGTTCTTCTTCTGATATCTGTATAACTTCTGGATGATAGTCGATTAATATATTTTTTTCAGTGTACCCTTCTAATTTCTGAAGATCGATGTCGTCTTCATCCTCACTCTCTTCATCACTTTCATCTGGATAATCTTCTTCTTCATCTAATTCCACATTTTCTTCTACAGATTCCCCCACCTTGTGTTCTCCATCGTCGAACGGTTCTGATTCCGGTGGATTGTCTTCTGGTTTATTTGTATCTTCGGGTTTTGTAATCCCGAAAAAATCAGTTACTACTTTTGCGTTCATTATGTATTAATAATATACTTAATTTTAATTGGTAAAAAATATATTAATATTATTATAAATCAATTTTACTCATTTTTCCAAACTGTATCGCACAAACAACACAAATACATGTATTTCATATCCAAGTCATCGTATCGAATCGTAACTATTTTTGTATCATGTCCTTCTTCTTTGTTGCAAATACAATCGTTGTTGGGACACTTTATATTTTTAACCTCTGGTAAAGTAGGGTCTAGTTTTGTATATTCATTTACAATATCTTTGTAATTTTCTTGTTTTTTATTGATGTAACTTTTTGATACACAAATTAATGATTTATCTACTACTAAATCTGTATCTTCAAAATTACATTGTCGGCAATAATATACTAAATTATTTAATTGGTTTACATCGCTACCATCTCCGCCACTCAGCCTTATATAGTACATATTGTTACACTTAATACAGAAATGCATGTTGTATATATAACAACATATATATTTATATATTGTTTTCAATTTTATCATAAAATCTATAAATGATTCAAAAAACGGTTGAATTGGGTTAATAGTTCGCCTTTTTTAACACAACACAACGTTATACCATATACCCTTGAATTCAACTTTTTCGATTCAGTTTTTAAAAGAAACTTGTCAATAGTTTTAATATCATCGCGAATACTTTCTTGCTTTGATTTGATATATTCAATAATTTCGCTTTTAAATTTTAAAAACATAACAGAACATACCCTTTTATTTAATACATCCAACAAAGCAACTTTAATACTAGAATATCGTATGATATTATTGTAACTTTTAAAAGAAGAATTGTTTTCTGTTAAACCAGGTTCATTTAATAATGGTTTATTATGGAACAGTGTTGTTAATGTTAATAAAATACTGGATATAGTTTGACACGATGACCATTGAGGTCCACTCCAGGTGTTTAAGATGGAAACACAAACTTTTCCAGTTCTGTATAAATTAGGATTAAACCTAACACGGTCCCCATTGGTCAAGTATGTAACCTTTGGTGGAGAAAAAGGATAGTCGTTTGGATAATTAAATTCAAAGAAATACATTCCGTGACTGTAAATGGTTTCTTCTGCTCCTATAATTAACGCATACCCTTTTTTGATATTATCTATATCATGAATATAGTATATACCTTGGTTTGTTAACGGATTTTTGCTTATGTAAATTACATCTTTTAATAGTCGTTTTTCTCCTAGTGTTAATGACATTATCGTTATATAGATAATAGTAAAGCATTTAAGTTTATTGGATTAATATATTAATTAACAATAATGTTTCTTATAGTTTAACAGGCATTATTATAGTATTTTAAAATTTATTCTTATTTTTAAAACAAGAGCGGATGAAATTGATTTAATTTATAAAAAATTTAATATTTCTAGATTATACAAAAATGTCCTCTTTAGGTGAATTCTTAAAAAACCACAAGGCTGAAAAGGGAGGGTCATACACTCACACCAGAATTGGTGATAAAAAATCAAATATATATGCAGGGTCTTATAATATTCCACATACAAAAACCAAACAGTTTCAAAAGTTATATGTTAACCATACATTTAAACAAAATAAACCGGAATATCTTACAGAAGCACAAGACAGAGAAAATGGAGGTCCAATTCTAATTGACTTTGATTTTAGGTATTCTACTGAAATAACAGAGAGACAACATTCTGACGAGCATGTATACGATATTGTAGATTTGTATGTTGAAAAACTTCGTTTGTTGTGCAACATTGACAAAAAAATGTTTAATGTTTATATATTTGAAAAACCGGATATCGTTCCAAAAGATGATCTGGTAAAAGATGGAATTCATATGATTATGGGTGTTCATTTAAGTCACGATAAACAAATGTTACTTAGAAAGCATGTATTGGAGTGTATTGGTAGTCAAATATTAGACGATTTGGAACTACAAAACACTGCCGACAACGTATTGGACGAAGCAATTACATGTGGTCGAAACAATTGGATGATGTATGGTTCTCGAAAACCAAATAATGAATCATACAAGTTAACTTATTATTACAAAGTAAGCACTGACAAAGACGACTATACTCTTGAAGAACAGGACGTTAATAATATAAAACCAGTCAAAGCAGTAAGGATATTTAGTCCTCGTTATTTGGACTGGCCTAAAGCACACTTAAAACCAGAATACGAAGAAGAATTAAAGTCAATGAAATCATCGTCTGGTGGTAGTAGAAAGGGTAGAATACAACAGTTAGGGGCAACTATGATTGACGTCCCTGCGTCGCTTACTAACTATACTTCTCGTGAAAATTTAGAAGCAATTGTGGTTGATAGAAATTCATTAAATCAAGTAATGGAAATAACACATGCATTTCTCGACAAGAACCACCCCGATATAAAGGAAATACACGACTATACGATGGCGCTACCAGAAAGATATTATACTGAATACTCGTATTGGGTCAACGTCGCAATGGCATTGAAGGCAACCAATCAACTATTACTTACTACGTTTATATACTTTTCGAGTCAATGGGAGAGATTCGATTTTGGTAATATAAGTGAAATACTAGATAAATGGGATAGCATTGGATTTACTAGTGGAAAAAAACTAACTCATTTAAGTATTCGTTATTGGTGTCAATTGGACAATAAAGCAGAATATGACAGAATACGTAGCAATTCCACAGATGTTTATATCAAACGAACCTTAATGGGTGGACCGCAAAATGCGGGGGCGGACTACGATATGGCGGTTTTAGCAAAACACTTATATAAAGACCAGTTTCGTTGTGTGTCTATTAAGAAAAACATATGGTTTACGTATCAAGGTAATAAATGGCATGAGTGCGATTCAGGAAGCGATTTAAGGAAAAACTTGTCTAGTCATTTGGCGAAGATATATATTAGTAAAGAAAGAGAGTGTATGATGAAAATACGTGATTTGGGAAAAGATATTACTGAAGGACAGCAGAAACAGTTGTCTACTGAAGCAGCCACGTATTGTAATGTAGCGTGGAAATTAAAGGGATGCACTCCAAAAAACAACATCATGACAGAGTGCAAGCATATGTTTTATGACAACCAACTACTAAGTAAATTAGACACCAACGAAATGCTTTTGTGTTTTAACAATGGAGTCTATGATTTTGATATGGACGAGTTTAGAAAGGGGTTGCCAGAGGATTATATATCACTCAGTACCAAGATAAATTATGTTAAGGTAGACCGCGAAAACCCAAAACACAAAAAAGCAATGGAAGAAATCGAAGACTTTATGGCAAAATTATTTCCTGATCCTAAATTAAGGGATTACATGTGGGAACATGCTGCTTCATCTTTAACCGGAAACAACTTAAATCAAACCTTTAATATTTATACTGGAATTGGCAGTAATGGTAAGTCTATGTTTGTAAAATTGATGGAAAAAGCATTGGGTGATTTAAAAGGAACTGTTCCTATCTCATTAATTACTAAAAAAAGACAAGACATCGGGTCATCATCTTCTGAAGTTGCGTGTTTAAAAGGATTACGGTATGCATGTATGAATGAACCTAGTAAGGGAGACAAGATCAATGAAGGTATTTTAAAAGAAATAACAGGGGGAGACCCAATACAAGCCAGACAGTTGTATTCTGAAAGTATTACATTTATTCCACAATTTAAACTGGTGTGCTGTACCAATCACTTGTTTGAAATTAAAGCACAGGATGATGGAACATGGCGTCGTATTCGTCAAGTCCCGTTTGAATCTAGGTTTGTAGGTAATCCATCTAATAATCCTCAAGACAAAGAGTTTAAAAAAGACAAAACATTGGAAAAGAAACTAACTTCATGGGCACCTATCTTTATGGGAATGTTGATTGAAATCGCGCGTAAAAATAAAGGACATGTTCAGGATTGTTCAAAGGTTATGGAAGCAAGCAACAGTTACAGACAGCGAAGTGACTTCTTAACAAAGTACGTAAAGGAGTGTATTAAGCGAACAAACGACCCCAATGATACGTTATCAAAGAAGGAAGTTAAGCTTAGTTTTAAAGAATGGTATGAAAGTAGTTTTGATGACAAGTTACCTCCTCTACAAGATCTATATGACAAGTTGGATACACTATGTGGTAAGTATAAACTAAGAAAGTGGGTTGGAGTCAAAATTATATACGATTATGATTACCCCGATGAAATGGAAACATAATAAACCAATACATTGATAATTTATAATATTAATACTATAATTTTTTATAGTATTAATTAACTTATATCTTAATTTGATGTAATATAGTAAAGAAATCCAATCAATCCAACGGTTCCTGTCGCAATAATAGTATAAAGGGTGTCGATAAAGTGATACCGTTTGGCGTAAAGCATAATTAATTTAACAAATGGTTTCAATACAAATGGTATAATAGAAAAAACAAGTAAAACCAAATATCCAGTTTGTTCGATTTCATAATGTTTGTTGTAAATAAAAAATACAACCAAACTAACAAATACAATCCAATAAATTGTATTTAATACATCTATCGTATTGCGATATGTATCGCTTTTTTTATCATAAAACGTTGCGTGACGGTAATCTACCATTCCCTTCCGTATATTTTCGCGAGTTCCCTTATCGAGCAATTCGCCTGTATTGGCTATTTTTTCATTGATTTTTGAATTGTAACTTTGTTGTTGTACACGTTCTTCTATCATTTTACGATGAATATAATCATCATTTATTAAATTATCTATTTCTTGATTGTATTTACATGCTTTAACGTTGTTGTCGTCGGATGGTTCGCATCTTTGAAACGCATCGGTGTTTGTATCCCAATCGCATTTATCATCGCTGTCTAAACTCATACCTTCTACTGTTTTATTAAACAGTTTGGTTAATCCAATCGTATCAAAAAATCCAACACTAGACAATTCCTCTGCTTCTTCTTCATTTTGATTGGAATAATTCGCAAAAGATTCAAATGCCTTTTTCCTTTCTTCACGTTTAATGTCTAAATAATATTCCATACCACATCGTGTTCTATCTGTATCATCGTTTAAATTGCAACCGCCTTCCTGATAATATTGCATTTCTACCTTCTTAATACGTTCTGGTAAACTGTCAAACTCATTTTTTAATGTATAATATTTGTCTTTTTTTTCTTGTATTTTTGATTGTTGAACTACCTTATCAATATTACTAATCATTGTTTTCTTATACATTCATTAGAATAAAAATAACATTAACTTTGTAATTTATGTTATTTGTGGAATATAATTATACCTTTTAGTTAGTTTATAAAACTATAATGATGTCCATTTAAATTATCTTCGCTTCCATTTACAAATGATTCGCATATTAAGCTTTTAAACAAACCAGATTTAGATTTTAGATTATCTTCGTTTCCACCTCCAACATTTGTATTAAACCTATCGCCATACGATTGGTCGAATTTATCATAATCAAATTTGTTTCTTCGCAAGTTAAACAAAACTTCATACCCTACATTAAAGATCATAATAGCAACTATTATGATAATCACCCCAAAATAAACGGTATCGGGTATCGCTGATATTTTTTGCCTGGTAAACAAAATTAAACTAATAATAAACAAACTAACAAAGATAATTTTAAATATGAAAATATGTGCCGAATAACGGTCGTATTCCCATTCACTTGATTCAACTATACGTCGTTTATTTTGCTTTTCTTGTTTTATGTTTCTAATATGATCACTTAAGTTTTTGGTTTCTTTTGTAAATATTTTTATGGATGTTTTTTTATCTGCTAAATTTTGTTGTGTATCATAACGTGTTTGGGTTAATTTGTCGGAATAATCATTCGACGTATTTTCTATTTTTGTTTCTATCGTTTTTAATTCAGAACACTTATCACTACTACTGTTGTCAGCACACTCTGTCGCCTTAAGACTGCTGACATATTCATGTAATTGTGTAAATGGATTTCCATTTGTATCAGACATTATATATATAATCATTATAATTTATTCGTATAAATAGTAGGTTATTGATTGTAAATAGTTAATAGTTTATCATTCGCTGCTTGCCAACATTGCAACTGTTATTCCTGCTGCTACAACCAATCCAGTCCAAATACCATATTCAATATTTTTACTTGGAGTTTTTGATTTCATATCTTCTAAAAATGCATTTATGGTTGCATTGTTTTTTTTAGAATAAGACATATTGTTAATTAAATCATACAATATTTTATTTTTTTCCATTATGTTTTCCTGTATTTTTTGTGATGTTTTCGTGTATGTAGACTCTGGAGCGTTGCCATTATAATCAATAAGTATATCTCTTTGGGGCGAATGTTTAGAAGTCAAATCATTTAATTTGTTTTCCAGAGGGAATGCTTGAGATGCTCTGTAATTAATATTATCAATATATTCTTCTTTGGCATTTTCATAACGTATTAAATTATTATTCCTTATCTCACATTTGTAACAAACATCATTTCCATCAACCATTTTATTATTAATATCACTAACAGATTTATAATCGGAACATTGTTCTTTGCACGCATTAGAAAATCCTTCTACTGCTTTGTTGCTTTTAAACAAAAACTGTTTTCGTTTGGTTTCTTCTTCAGTGCTTTTACGCATGTCTTCTGATAAATACCTTCCTTTTTTGGTTCCATTACATACAATTTTATTATTACTAACGCTACAATCTTTGCGATTATAATTATTCATTCCATCGTTACATGCTTGTGTTAATTTGTAAAGAGAATAATCTTTATAATATGTTCCATCAATATCTTCATTCGTATTTGTTTTAAACATGGTACAATTACCAACTTGGTGGTCTTCCACATTTTTACCTTCCAATTCATCAGGATATCTATACGTTTCCGTCCATTCGCATGCTTCCCATTTGGCTGGAATAGTTATCTGTTTCCCTTGTTTAATTATTCCTTTTTTATAGCGCTGAACGTTTTTGCATCGTGTTCCACAATATCCGTGCCAATAATACGGTACACATACTCTAATACCCCATCTTGAAAAACATTTTCTTCTTCTTTTCCAACAATAATAAGAAGAACACACTCGTTCTTTATGAGTTGGTATATCACCATACGTATGAGGTGGACTCCATTTTTTATAACTTGCTTTTATTTCATTGTTACTTGTTTTTGGAATGGTTTTGATATATTCTTTTTTCCATTTGTCGTATGGAACTGAAAACGTTTTGTTTTTTTTCAATGATATATCTCCAGCATCATTTGCCTGGTTTTTTATTTCGCATCCTAAATAACAAGCATTTCGTTCTTGTTCGGAATATTGTTGATCACAAAAACTGTTACATTTGCTAAATGCGTCATCGGCATGTTCTGTATTTTTTTTTACAATACTACTGTATAATACAGGTGCTTTTTTATCGATATCTTTTAAAGGTTCTGCTCTCTGCGTGTTTCCTTCTATAACAGTGTTACTTATGTGATTGTGTTTCATAAAAGAAATCCCTTGTTTGGTAGTCATTTTATTATATATATAAATTTATAATATAATTTAATTACATTGTAAATTATTCTTTATTTGCCATAATTTTTACGATTAAAAATATCAAAGCAATAGATGATATACCAAAAAAACCATACTGCAGTTGTAACATCGTGATGCCTTTTAAAATCTCACTATGTGATAGATTTAAAGCGTTTACTTTATCAGTATAATATTTGCTTTTTTTAACCATTTCATTGTAATCCATAAATTGTTTGCTTAGTTTAATAGTTTCCTTGTTTTTTTTAAATTGTAATCCAGATGTGTCCGTTTGTTGCTCCATTTGTTGTGCCTGTAAATCTCGAAGTTTGCGAGTGGACTCCATAATTTGGGCGTAAAGCAATTGTTCTTCTGAATCTAGTTCATACAATGGACATTGGTCATCGTTGACAGGGTCAATTATACCCTCGATAAATCCAGTTATTCTTTTTTCAATAGTAGGTGCTGTTTTTGGGCAAGTTGTACTGAAATTAACATGACGTGGTTTAAATGTACTATCTCCAATACTATTGACATATTTGTAGTAATTGTTGTTTTGATTTACGAAATAAGTCACTCCATCTACCACAACATTACGACCGTTGTTTGTCACGTCTATTTTGCTATTGTTATTTATTTTTTCGTTTAATACTAATTGCTTTTGCTGTTCTACTTTGATTTTGTCGCCGATGGTGACTGGTTCGCATCCACTAAATGCAAACAAACCAGTAGAACTATCACAGGTTACCCCTGCTGGTTTATTTTCATCTATTGTACAACTGGCCCCATCCAATACATGAGAATCATTTGATGGAATCAAAAACCTAGCATATTTTGGGTCATTTCGGTCGTTAATGGTACAACCCATTCCTTCAATTAGTTTGGGTTTAAACAAGTATTTCATTTTATTTTTAACAAATTCATCTCCTTGATTTAAATTATGTTTGTCTGATTTAATATCCAATACATTGTTTAAAAGATGTTTAATTGGGGTCATATAAATACAATACAGAAGTTTATTTTTGTGTAATATTTATTAAGGTTTGCTAATTTATTAAGGTTTGCTAATTTATTAAGGTTTGCTAATTATATTGTATTGGTTTATTGTTTGCCTTTCATTAATCGAATCGCATAATATCCCATAAATCCTATTCCTAAAACATAATAAATAAGGTGCATCGTTAATGCTGTATTTTCTTCGTATATGTTTTGTTTTAATTCTGTCCCGGCATGTAATTTTCCAGATGTTTCTTGTAGTCGTTCTTCCATTTCTTCTAAATCTTCTAGTGTTTTTGATTGATTTAATGTTATGTTTGATAATTTATCAATATTGCTTTTGTTGGTGCCTATATTTGTGAGTAGTTTATTTTTAAATGTCGTAATATTATCCTTAGATGACTGTAGATTTTCACCATTTATCAATGCTACGTGATAATTACATATCAACTCTTTTTTTTTATTTATGTTATCTTCGCCTTCTTTATCATAATTTACATTTGTATTGCTCATTTATATATAACCAATAATTTATAAATCAATACAATAAAAAATAGGTGTATTATTACTTATTGTATTTAAGAATATGTGATGTTTTTATTGTAAACAAAATCGGTAATATTTGCTTGTTATAGAAGTTGGACTAGAGCGGGTGATTTCACATAATTCACCTGGTCTTATTCCTATTGCTTGTGCTACAGGGTCAAATCTACTTATTTCAGGCATTTCTGAGTCACGAGTAATATTATATTTTTCGTATATGTCTTTCTTTTCTTTGTCACTCAATACTCTATGCGGCGGTACATTTACATGATTTAATATGTTAAACAAATACTGCTTCATGTAATAGATGTTAATAAATTGACCATCATTGATAAATAACATTTTCATTAATTTCACCAACGTATCATTTGGTTTATGTTTCGTAAATATAATAAGTTCGTCGTCTTTTTCTAAAATTTCTTCGTTTATAAATATATCTTCAACATACGCACAAACATTACCATAGTTAAGTTTTTTTTGAATATGATATTTAACATAAATCTTTTTACCACTGTTTTTATGACTTAAAAGTAAATCCAATTGTTCATTGGTATACATTGCTTGTATTTCATTAATACTAAAATCATTCCATTCTTCTATATTATACCCCCTCGCTTCTAATAATTCAAGAAGGTTTTTTCTTGATTTATAAATGTTGGAGATGGTTAAACTGTTTTCTTTTACGGTAGTCATTATCTAAAATATATAGATATTTATTTATATATTTTAAGTTGTTCAATTTTATGTATTAAATGTCTATTTTAATTCCTTTTTTAACACCACTGGTATCTCCATCATTTTCTTCTTCGCCCCCTTTATCTCCATTGATATCATCTACCGTTAATATTTCTAAATCTTTATTGTCTAATTCTCCTTCATTTACAATTGTAATCTTTGGTTTGATTACTTCTCCATATATATCTTCTTCGTCATCGTATCCTTCGTCGTCATCGGAACTTTCATACTCTTCTTGTTCAAGTATATTGGTTTGAACCGGTGCATTAATTGTTGGAGCAATTGATTCTGGAGTGGTGGGGGTCAATCCTTTTCCCGGACTAAATGGGTCGTAACTTGGTGATTTTGGCGAATCGGGTTGAGTTTCGCTTGTATCGACCGTTATACCAGATTCCTGCATTTTTTCTATTTTTGTTATATCACTTACATACTTAAATTCCCCACTATCGTTATCTTCCAATTGTATTTTATATTTAGTAGCATCGTCTTTTTGCTCTATTATTTCAACCACTTTAAACGTATATTCTTTACCAAAGATTGTATTAAATTCGTCTACCTTAACGATGTCTCCTTTCTTAATAGTTTTATCACCAATAGTAATTGTATTCATAAATACTTGGGCAGGTATATTATTGTTTAATCCCAACCCGAATCCAACTCCAGAATCCATCGGTATTTTCATCATTTCATCACCCCATTCTCCATCGTTGCCTATATCGACAATAGTTGTATTTTTTATTAATGCTGGAGATTCCTTTTCCACTAATATAGTAGTTTCTTTAAAAAAGTTGTTTTTTTCAGATGCTAATATTTGCTTTTTGTTTTCGTTTGCGATTTCATTAAGATCGTTGAATTTGGTTAAACGGACAACGTTATCACTTTCTTGTAGGGTAGTTAATGCGTCTACATTATCTTCTGTAATAATTCTCATTTGAACATTCATCGCTTGTAATTCTTGCATCAATAATTTAAAAGCATACGGAACCCTTACAATACTGAAATCTTTACCAAATTTGCTTACATTTTTAATATTAATTTCATTGTTAATGTTAGTGACAAATTTCACAGGACCGTCTACAAATGGACTTAAAAATAAGTTGTTTTGTTCGTTGTAAATCGCAATGGTTCCGCTTTTATTACATATTGCCATATAAAATTCATCACCACGCACCATCATGGATTCATTGAGGAAGTAGTTAAGACCATGCGCAATAACACAATCACGGTCCATCTCTCCTACACGTAATCCTCCATTGTTTGCTCGTCCTTGAACGGTTTGACGCGTCATTACTGTTCGTGGTCCCGTTGCTCTATAGTTGATTTTATCCTTGGGCATATGTTTCAATCGTAAGTAATACGTTGGTCCAAAATAAATTTCGGTTTCCAATTGTTCGCCAGTCATTCCGTTGTAGAGTATTTCATTTCCTGATGAATGATATCCGGATTCAACCAATGCTTTGCCAAATAATTCATGTTTAGGACCTTTTTGCATAAAAGCAGTACAATTACCATATCCACCGTATATGGCTGCTGTTTTACTTGTGATGGTTTCTACTAAATGCCCAATTGTCATACGACTAGGCATTGCATGGGGGTTTACAATAATATCAGGACGAATACCATTCGCTGTGGTAGGCATGTCTTGCTCATCCAATATGATACCGATAGTTCCCTTTTGACCTGCTCTACTACAAAATTTGTCTCCAATTGCGGGAATACGTTCCGCACGAATTCTTACTTTCGCAATTCGTTTTCCTTCTTCTCCTCTTGTAATAAACGATTTGTCAACATACCCAACTTGACCCTTCTTTGGAGTAACTGAATCATCCCTGAAACTGCCTTCATTGTCTCCAAATAATGGTGTCGTTTTCCCAATAACAATTGTTTTTTCTGTAACTTCTTCATTTTCTTTAATTAAACCGGTTGATTTATCTAATTTCGAATAATCGTATCCGGGTTTTAAATCAGTGACATTGTTGTCTTCGATATTCATGAATCGTTTATCAATGACAGCATTCCCTACATTTTTAGTTTCTTCATGATCTTCGTACATGTTGTAGTAAGTAGTGCGAAACAACCCGCGTTCAAGTGATCCTTTATTTACAATAACAGCATCTTCTACATTAAATCCACTATAACACATAACGGCTACAATAGCATTTTCACCATAAGGATGTTGCTCTTTTGTGGCATAATCCAAATATTTGCTTTTCGTTAATGGTGTTTGGCCATAATTCAGCAAGTAAGATGTTTTATCAATACGGTTTCTAAAATTACTATGAAACATAGAGACTCCTTGTTTTGCCTGGCCACATGAAAACGCATTTCGAGGATAAGGATTATTTTCTGGAAAAATAATCTGATTCGCCATAATTCCCAATATTAAGGAAGGGTCCACTTCTTGATGAGTAACCCTGTTTTTAACGTAATCGTCGCGAGTGGTGGTTGATTTAGCAATGAAATTTCCTTCACATTCAATTGTATCAACATATTCTACAACGGATGATTGTTTTTTCAACAAACTATCTGGTGCGTTTTTAGGTTCCATCAATTCATAATTTCCAAATCCCCCTACAATTTGAGTAAATGTTATTTTTTTCTTATCGAATCGTTCCTTCACATCTGGTCGTTCATAACTTAATACATTCTTATCATGCATGTAATACAGTGGACGACAAGGTCGTCCAGAATCAGTCCATACAATGATTTCATTTTTCTTTGTGTTAAATGATATACTGGTATAAATATCAATAATACCGTTACGTTTCATCAAACGCAACTTTTCAATTATTTTCATTGGAAAATGAGCAGAACCTACCCAAGCACCGTTTACAAATACCTTACTTAAATTCGACAATTCGTTATAGGAACACTCGTTTAACAATTTCATTCCTAGTTCCCTCGCCAATTTAATGTATGGTCTTCCACTAGTTCCACTAGTAATTATGGTAGATGTAGACAAATGTTTATGCAATCCTACGTTGCCCCCATCGGGCGAATGTAGGGGACACAAATATCCCCATTGTGTAGCATGTAATAATCTAGGAGCAACTACTTTTGCCCCTTCTGCTGCCAATGGGAGGTTTGTCTTTCTTAATTGACACAATGCTGAGAAAAAAGAAAGGCGGTTTAGTCCTTGAACTAGTCCCATTCGCTTGGTGTGTTCCTCCGAACCCCAATTTCCTTTAAATCCTTTGCGAAACCCTTCTTCTACAATGCGTTTAGCAAACATTTCATTTGTGTTGTTTAAAATCAGGTTTTTGAAATCCATCCCATGATATGTTTCTCCATTGGTTGATTCATAGAAAAATTTAGAATCTATGTAAAGATTTATTGTTTTTAATTGCTTGGTGTAATATTCCTTAAATAATTGTGAAATAAGGGTTCCTGCTATTTCAATACGTTTGTAACCATAACTGTCTCTGTCAGTTGGTTTTTCGTTTTTGTTAACCACTAATAATAGGCTTTTAACAATGTATCCTAAATACAATGCTTTGTCTTTAAAATTTAGTTCTCCAATATGTGGGATAAAATAAGAAGATAGCATATCCAATACATGACTTGTTGTTTTATGTTTCATTAATTCGGCAATAAATTTCAATGCTTGAGTTTGTGTAAATATAAGTCCAGCGTGATGGACGCAAGGTCGAAAATATTCTACCAAATAATCGTATTTTTCAATATCAAGCAAGCACGTTTCAATTATTTCTTTGTCTGAAATCACTCCCAATGCTCTCATTACAATGAATAATGGTACAGGTTTTCTAACATTGGGTATATTTACAACGATCTGTTTGTTGGATAAAGTTGGTTGAGGAGCTACCATTCTTACCGAAAGAGTGCGAATTGGTTTCGAGGAGTCTTCTGATACAGACCTAATCTCAGCAACATGACTATACGTTTCACTGTAACTATCTTTAACATACAATATATTATCTGCTCTTCCTTCTTGACTCATTATTACCTTTTCTTTGCCATCGATAATAAAGTATCCACCAATATCGTTTCTACATTCACCTAAATTAAATCGTGCTTCTGGTTCAAGACCTTTTAAAAAACACAAATTAGACTGGATCATAATAGGGAACCTGCCTAAGTATATTTTTTCCAGAGTGATTGTTTCTTTGTGAACGTCATATTTTCTAGGGATACCAGAGTGTTCTTCGGATGGAAGTCTTAGTGTTTCATCTCCACTGTTGTTGTCTATTAATATTGCAAAATCAATTACAATATCATAATGAACTGTAAACCCATATGTCATGTTGCGCAATCTTGCTTCATTTGGATACATATAGTGTTGTCGTTCGCCATTTTCATCTTTGTCATATATGATTGGTTTTCCATAGTATATACGGTCAGCATTTCTCCCTCCGAAATATATGTTTGCCCTGTGTTTAAATATTTTGTGTTTTTCATCCTTGGTTCTGTTAAATTTCATTGGGTTTTGATTTTTAAATACTTCTTTTATTCCACCATCAAAAAACCGGTTATACGAATCTAAATGATGTTTGGTAAGAAAATTATCATTTTCTTTAAACATTTTATCTATAATTGTCCATGATATAGAATCCATACTTATATATTATCTATAATGAATTTTTTAGGTTATTATTTTAATAGTTTAAATAACCAAAACACATGGGTATAAATGAATATTACTATTTAGATAATTAACTTTTAGTATTCAAGTTAATTATTTTATTATTATTATGATTTTCATCAAGATTTACAACATATATATGTTAAACGGGAGAGATGTTTGTTGCCGAATTAATCAGTGTGTTATTTTACTTAAATAACACCAGTCCTAATCCAATTAATACGAACATACCAATAAAAGGCATTAACACCAATAACCAAGACAACCCGGAAAACCCATTTTTACATAATAAATTAAGCAACCAAGTCCATAAAAATACATATAATATTTTTATAGCAAAAAATGCTAAATTATGACAAGGAGTTTTCACAACCATATCCCCAACACGA